CCCGCTCGGTCTACTAAGTGGTACTTGTCAGCAACGGGGTTCACGACAACTGGACGCAGTGTCTTTGTGTCTACGATCAACCCGTCAAAGACTCTGTACTCAAGCCGCTTATTTTCTACGGTGTTAACGATGCCTAGCACTACACTTCCGTTCCACGCACTAGCGTACATACCCAGACCACGCAATACTTCGCTAATGAGTGACGCTGTGAGTACCGTGTCGTAGCCATGGGTTGCAACCACAATGGTGTCGTCTGGTTTGTAAGTAAGCACCGGAGTGTCGTATAGCACGCACTGGATGTCATCACCACGCCTGCGGATAACCGCCTCGTCTCGCCTGCGCAGACCCAATGGCCGCACGTCATCATGCCTACCGCGTATGGGTGTGACCTTGTTGAAGTGCGCAAACGCATTTTCGTAGCAGGTTAGTGTCGGCAACTGCCCTTGTCTATAGGCCATTATTTTCCATTCCTTTGTATAGTTCATTCCAGAGGTTCACACACTTGGCCTCATCTTCTGTCTCGCCATATGTTTGGTACACCTGCTTTGCGTTCCACAGGGCATTGAGTATGGTCTGAAACTGCTCGTCAGTTACCATCAGATTTACTATTCCGTCTTTCATCTCACGGTCTCCCATCAGCGCCAACCCACCTATCACGCACAGGGTCAGGCATCTCTATGTAATGTGCGTTCATTACTTGTTTAACGTCGTAGGCGTTACCGTTCTCAGCCATGCGGTTCTTGTCTGCATACGCACGAGCCTCTTCTTCAGAATCAAAGAACCCATAAACATCTACGGGGTTGTATGGAAAGTAGTTAAGCACTACCCACTTGCCTGTTTCTTCGCCCATCAGTTCATCGTTCATTTCACACCTCCCTTAAAATCCTCGGGTTTCAATACGGGTTGGTCGAGTGCTCTCTTCATAACAGCAATCAGCTTTTTCAACCCTTTTATGTCGGTAGCCATAACAAATGGTTCGCCATGTCCAGTCGGCATCCCGTTGTCCTCGTAGTGAACCTCCCGTATGGCAAACAAAGGTTCGCCATCATTCTTTGCCGACATATCAACAACTCTATGGTTCCAATACATCTCACACCTCCTTAAAAGAAACTACAGGTTTGCAATAGATACGGGCATACCTTACGTCTTCGTCTTCATCAGGGAACAGCGCCCGTGCATACCGCTCGGCTTCGATCTTTGTCTCAAATACATGAGCAACAAGATAAAACCCATCGCCTTCATCGACATACCAAATTTCGCTCATCTCACACCCCCACGTTTAAAAGAATCAGCCCACCGCAGATGGTGAGCACGATGAAATAAAAGATAAAAAATAGCTGGCCCATCATTCCCCCCACCCGCACTCTTTTTCTCGCATGACGCACAACTCCCAGTCTCTTTTGATGGTTTCCTTAGCCTCTTCAAGAGAATGGCAATTAGCCAGCACCTCGGCGTAATCGTCTTCGGAATAGGTCTCAACAACCCAATGCCCACCCTCTTCGTAGTTATCCATCGCGTACTGCTCTAGCACCTGTAAATCGTTCATCTCATACTCCTTCGTGGACGATGCCACCTTTGTTGTTGATGCCCACCGCCGCCTCGCGTGCGAACGATGGAGTGAAAAACATCGGGCCTTGCTTGTGTGGGGTTAGCACACACCAACTTTTCCGCTCGGTGCGGGAATGTTCTTCGCCGCAGTGAAGGCAGAGCTGACCTTTAATCTCAACTCGTTCTAGAGAAACAGGTTCTCCGCAACGAATGCAGTCAAGGTGCGGTTGGTCGCACAGGTCTTGTGGATCTTGGTACTGCGTGTGTGTCATGGTTACGCCTCCTGTTTCTCTAGAATGAAAGACACATTGCAAAAGTCCGTCACCGCAGGAATGCGGATCGGGGGGAAAGCTTTGGGCCTACGCATGGACAGGCACGCGTGAAGGTTGTTGAGGTAGAGGTTGTAGCCGTTGAGTTGTGCGTACAACCGAGGGAATGTATTGGCTCGGTCGGGCATGGTCGAGGGCAAGTCGATGTTGGTTGTGGAGTCAGCACCGGAGAAACGAATGGTGAGGCGAATGGTGCGGTTGGGATACTTGTCTTTGTTTTGGTGAACAAAACCGCGTGGTGCGGAAATGTTCTTGGCATACCAGGCTGTCGTCATGAAAGGCTCCTGAGAGAAAAATAACTGCGTTGCTAATTCCAAATGACCTTCGGTCATTATAGCACACAATTACACAGTTGTCAAGTGCCTGTGCTCATTTTTTGGAATGTTCCGGAACAATAGGGGTAATGTTCCAGATGGTTGGAACAAATGTAGAGGGCTTGCAGACGCCTTCTGAGAGGAGAGAGAGTATATAATGTTCTAATGTTCTATGTTTTTAGAACTATGCGGTCTTACTGAACTTTGCGTAGAAAATTTTGCGAATAGAATCTTTCACTTGCGGAAGTGCGAGAACAAGAAAAAATTTTGTTTCAGGCTCGTTGTTGCCGAAAACCACGGAACATTAGAACATATCAATGAAATCATGGACTTACACTGGAACAATTACCTAGAACATTAAGAACATTGGAACATTAGGGGGGCTTGACAAGCAGAAAAAAAGGTGCTATGCTGAACTCAGCATAGCAGTTGAACAAAACCGCGCGGCACGGAAATGTTCGGGACTCCCGCGTTGTTTCTCTAGCAAACGAAAAGGGGTTGAGGCTCCCGCGTTGTTTCTCTGGGGGCACTGGTCAGCAAGGAGGTTTTGATAAGCCACGGATTCTAAAGAGAGCATTGCACTCTCCCGCGTTGTTTGCCGACCAAGAACTGGTCAGAACTGGTCAGAGACCCCGCGCAAAGCGGGGCCGAAGAACCCCAGGGCGAACCCTGGGGCTGTAACTACTTACTGCTTGGCAGGCACGAATGCGCCCAAAGCTACGACAAGATCCATCAGTCGGGCACGATCCTTAGTGACCTTCAGATGATCCAGTGCCGCCTTGAAATTCTCAGACGCCGCATTCAACAAGGGCTTCATCTGGGCATCGACCGTATCTTTCTCGACCTTTTCGACCGCCTTGATGATCTTATCCATTGCCCGAGCTTCAGCGATAGCCTTGGGGTTAGCCTGCGCGAATAGCGCCATCTGAGCCTCTAGCAATTCGCTAGAACTACGACCCGCCGCCGCTTCAAGTGCCTTCTTGGCATCGTCTTCGCGCTTGACCGCCATGCGCTGGGCGTCAGGACTTTCACACTTAGGTTTTTTCAGGCAATGAGGAAACGCCGCTAGATGACCCGTAATCCCACCCCAGACATCTTTTGCCGCTTCAGTAGGATTAGCCGCGCCATTGTCTCGGCAACGGACTGCCGCCAACTCTTCGAACTTCACGCGCGTTACCTCCCAGGCTTCATACGTTAGCGCCGTTTTGATTACCTTACCCGCCGCATCGCGCTCAAGCACTGTATCCACTAAAGGCTTGAAGATAGCGACAACCATGCCAACAGCTTTATGAAAATCAAAGTTAGCATCGCTTGCCATCTCCGCCGCGCTGGCGAGGAGCTCAAGATCCTTAGGCGACAGGGTAAACGCAACAGGCTGGACAGCAGAAGCAACAGCAGAGGCAACAGCAGAAACAGCAGGAACAGCAGGAACAGATTTAGTCATGATGACTACTCCCAAAGAATCGAACAAAACCGCGTAACGCGGAAATGTTCACATGGACGCGCTAGTCGAACGCTTCGCATTTCCCATGTACACATTATATCACAATGGCGCACAGTGTGTTATTTTTTCGCAGGAAACGCCACGCCGACCGAATCGCGCCAGGCAGACCCCCACCGTACCCCGACCCCCCAATGCCAGGTCGATGGAACCAAAACTTCTTCTACACAATAATCTGCACATCCCATCACCATTTTTTAAATTGTCTTCGCACCCCCTACCCCCTTTGCATTTTCTAGAAGCACGTATATACTTCGCGGTACTGAAACGCACCCCCTTCCTTTTTTGGAGTCCCGTTTCCTCCATGTATATAAATATCAAACCGGATAATTCCGTTGCACTGCCTGACTTTCCGCAGGACGACAAACCGAAAGATGCTAGAGAAGCAGTAGAAGTCTCAGCCACGACTGCCTTGGTGCTTAATGAGCTTGGCTTGGGGTTTGATATGACCCCTGAAGATGAAGCTAGGGCAGAAAAAATGTTTGAGGATTTGCGCAAGTCCCCATCTATCAAAAACTTTCCTGAAGACTTAAACACCCCAGAGATAGCTGCGCGTGTCGGTGCGCTATTGAAGACCTACGATCAAAACGTAATAGCTGATGCGGTGCAGTTACGCACAGTGATTACTAACAAACTTCTTCTTATTTCTGATTGCGGCGACCCTCGGTTTGAACTAAAAGCCTTAGAGATGCTCGGCAAGATTAGTGATGTAGGGCTATTTACAGAAAAATCAGAAGTCACAATACGACACACAACTACGGAGTCACTGGAAAACGCTATACGTGAAAAAGTGCGTAGGCTTATACATTCAAACACCGTTGATGTAGAACCAATTGTTGATGATTTAGAAACTGAGTTAGGTCTAAAAGACAAAGAGGAAGATGCAAGCACCGACGATACAGGAACTGACAACACTCCTAGCAGTGCTACCGAACCTACCTGAAGCAGAAAAACGCAAGTTAGACGCACAGCTAGATTCGTACATGCGCCTATCTGAACAGGAGAAGGCGAAGAAAAGCTTTATGGAGTTTGTCAAGCGTGTCTGGCCTTCATTTATTGGGGGCAGGCATCATGTACGCATGGCCCGTGCGTTTGAACGAGTAACAAATGGGGAGCTAAAACGCTTAATTATCAATATGCCCCCTCGGCATACGAAGTCTGAGTTTGCGTCCTACCTGCTCCCGGCGTGGTTTCTTGGTAAATACCCTCACAAAAAAGTAATTCAGACCAGCCATACGGCTGAACTTGCCGTCGGGTTTGGTAGAAAGGTGCGAAATCTTGTCGATCAGCCAACGTATAGAGAGATATTTTCGGGAGTTGAGCTACAAGCGGACTCTAAAGCTGCTGGCAGGTGGGCGACCAACGCTGGTGGAGACTATTTTGCTATCGGTGTTGGGGGCGCTGTTACGGGCAAGGGTGCGGATCTCCTCATTATTGACGATCCTCACTCGGAACAAGAAGCGGCCTTAGCTGAAATTAACCCAGATATATACGACAAAACCTACGAGTGGTACACGTCGGGACCAAGACAGCGTCTACAGCCTGGGGGGTCTATAGTAGTGGTCATGACCCGGTGGTCAAAACGAGATTTAACGGGTCAGGTTCTTAAAGCAGAAGCACAAAGAGGTGGAGAAAGTTGGGAAGTTATTGAATTTCCAGCACTTTTACCTTCAGGAAAACCACTTTGGCCTGAATTTTGGTCAGAAGAAGAGCTTTATGCGCTACGTGAAGAGCTTCCCAACTCAAAATGGCAGGCGCAGTACCAGCAGAACCCTGTTTCTGAAAATTCAGCGATTGTAAAACGCGAATGGTGGAAGATTTGGGAAGAAGAAGACCCTCCGTCGTGCGAATTTACCCTTATGTCTTGGGATACGGCGTTTGAAAAGAACAATCGTGCTGACTATTCAGCCTGCACTACGTGGGGCGTGTTCTATAAAGAGGATGATGCGGGTGTAATGCAAGCAAACATAATTATGCTCAACGCTTTTCGTAAACGTATGGAGTTTCCAGAGCTAAAGAAAGAGGCGATTGAGCAGTATAGAGAATGGCAACCCGATTCGGTGATTATTGAAAAGAAAGCCACGGGTTCTCCACTAATATATGAGATGAGAGCTATGGGTATACCGGTGCAGGAGTTCACACCAAACAAGGGCAACGACAAAATCAGCCGGTTAAATGCAGTGTCAGATCTGTTTGCATCAGGTAGAGTATGGGCACCTGGCACTAGGTGGGCGGATGAAGTTATTGACGAGGTTGCAAGCTTTCCTGCAGGTGAACACGACGACTATGTAGACTCCGTGTCTTTAGCTATGATGCGGTTTAGGAAGGGTGGGTATGTTAGATCCGCCCTTGATGAAGAAGATCAGCCCAACTTTAGGCGTAGACAGCAGTATGCCTTTTACTAAGGACAATCATGGCTATTGACAAAGCACTTAACCCGGCACCTCTTGGTCTCTCAGAAGACACTATAGATATGGAGCCTGCCATTGAGATAGAGATTGAAGATCCCGAGGCAGTAAAGATTGGTATTGGTGGGTTAGAGGTAATTTTAGAGCCTGGCAAAGAAGAGGATGATGACTTCAATACCAACCTAGCCGAGGAGATGGATGAGTCAGAGCTACTTACCATAGCCGAAGAACTTTGCGAAGCCTATGAGGACGACGTCAACTCTAGAAAAGACTGGATGCAGACTTACGTAGACGGCATTGAGCTGCTGGGTTTGAAGCTAGAGGATCGGACAGAGCCGTGGCCTGGGGCCTGTGGAGTGTTCCACCCCCTCTTAGCCGAAGCTGTTGTGAAGTTCCAAGCCGAGACAATGATGGAGACTTTCCCAGCGCATGGGCCAGTCAAAACGCAGATCATTGGTAAAGAAACAACAGAGAAGATGGAGGCTGCGCAGCGTGTCAAGGATGACATGAACTACCAGCTAACCGAGGTCATGGTGGAGTACCGGCCTGAGCACGAGCGGATGTTGTGGGGTCTGGGGCTGGCAGGCAATGCGTTTAAGAAGGTCTATTACGACCCGAATCTTGGGCGGCAGGTGTCTATTTACTGCACAGCCGATGACATCGTCGTCCCCTACGGCGCTTCAAACATACAGACGGCTGAGCGTGTCACCCACGTGATGCGTAAGACACCGAACGACTTAAGAAAGTTGCAAGTTGCTGGCTTTTACAAAGACGTAGACCTAGGCGACCCGGTAGATTCCTTCGATGAGGTAGAGAAGAAAATTGCTGAGAAGATGGGCTTTAAGGCCGACAGCGATAACCGGTTCAAGATCCTAGAGATGCACGTGGACTACGACCTGCCTGGGTATGAGGACGAGGAGGATGGCAAAGAGACAGGGATTGCCCTGCCTTACGTCATTACTATTGAGAAGTACACCAAGACTGTCCTGTCTATACGACGCAATTGGCACCCGGAAGATAAGCTCAAGCAAAAGCGCCAACACTTTGTGCACTACCCGTACATCCCTGGGTTTGGCTTCTACGCACTTGGTCTGATCCACCTCATCGGGGCGTACTCTAAGTCAGGCACCTCACTACTACGTCAGTTGGTGGATGCAGGCACACTGTCAAACCTACCAGGTGGGTTCAAGACTAAGGGTTTACGCGTAAAAGGCGACGACACACCCATCGCTCCGGCAGAGTTTAGAGATGTCGATGTGGCCTCCGGGACCATAAAAGACAACATCATGACCCTGCCGTACAAGGAGCCAAGTCAGGTCCTGTACACGCTGTTGGGTACCATTATTGATGAAGGCAGACGGTTTGCTGCTGCGGCTGACCTTAAAGTGTCAGATATGAGCGCTCAGGCGCCAGTAGGAACCACCCTAGCCATATTAGAGAGAACTCTAAAAGTGATGAGCGCCGTGCAAGCGCGGATTCACTACGCGATGAAGCAAGAGTTCCAGCTGCTTAAAAACATCATCCGTGACTACACCCCCGAAAAATACGACTACGAGCCAGAAGACGGAGTTCCTCACGCGAAACGCTCCGACTACGATATGGTTGAGGTCATCCCGGTATCGGACCCTAACGCGGCAACTATGTCGCAAAAGGTTGTTCAATATCAGGCGGTTATCCAGTTAGCAGCCACAGCCCCTCAGATCTATGACATGCCCCTGCTCCACAGGCAGATGCTAGAAGTGCTAGGTATTAAGAACGCTGCAAAATTAGTGCCAACGGAAGATGACCAGAAGCCAAGAGATCCAGTCTCTGAAAACATGGACATACTCAACGGCAAGCCGGTCAAGGCGTTTATCTATCAGGACCACGCAGCCCACATCACGGTCCACATGTCGATGCTTCAAGACCCGGTTACGGCACAGATTGTTGGGCAAAACCCACAAGCTCAGACAATGATGGCTGCAGCAATGGCGCACATCATGGAGCACTTTGCCTTCCAGTACCGCAAAAACATTGAAGAGAAGATTGGCGTGCCTTATCCCAAGCCTGATGAGGAGATGCCTGAAGAACTTGAGGTTGAGATTTCCCGTCTGGCGGCTGCTGGAGCACAGAAGCTCTTACAGGCCAACCAAGCCATGATGGCGCAGCAGCAGGCACAGCAAGCAGCACAAGATCCGATTGTGCAGATGCAGCAACAAGAACTACAGCTCAAAGCCGCTGAAGTTCAACGTAAAGCACAGAAAGATCAAGTGGATGCCCAACTCAAGGCTGCGCAGATTGAGACAGAGCGCATGCGCATTGAGACACAGGCAGAAGTTGATGGTGCAAGACTTGGTGCACAGATCGCTAAAGACCAAACGGAACAGGAGTTCAAAGAAGCTGCTGAGGCTGTAAGGCAAGAGATCGAAGGCGTCAAAATGGGTTTTG